GCTCGTCTAAATCATCAAGGGGGTGGTTTTCCAAAGCACTTAATAACATATTTATCCTGTCTTTTTCAAAATCACTCAGGGTACCTTGAGACTTTTCCTCGCTCACAGCCCTAGGATTAAGCAAATCATTAATAAATTGCTCCAAACCCTTGCTTATCTTGGTGTGCCCCTTCTCATAATACATATACTGGCGATACGTCACGCCAAGCTTGCGAGACATCTCGGCCTTATTCATGCCCAATGACTCTCGCTTCACCCTCAAATCATCTGCCGTCCAATCAGACTGCGCTAGCCTTTTAGCCATTTACAACCTCCAAGACGCCAGCATCCTCTAAACTGCGCTTAAATGATGATACATCTGAAAAATTAATGGACTTACCCGTCCACTCACAAGCCGTAGCAGCAACCTGACGCAAAAACGCCTGGTCATCGCTCTTAGCATACATATGCTTCTCGCGTAGGGTACCTAAGAACTGCTCGTCAGTGTTGGCGGTGAACTCAAACGGCTCACCCATGTTTAATCTATATCGTGTCTGTGTCATACTATCCTCCTTATGACTGTCAATATATTGACAATATGAAACATCTTTCCCACAGTGTCAAGAGTAGGGTGAATGTTTTTGTAAAACAGGGCGGGTTTCGCCCCGCGTCAATTTTTTGACACAGGGGGGTGTCGGGTCTTTGACAGGCCCGTCAAAATTTTGACACTTGGCTCTAGGGTACCTGTCAATTTTTTGACAGTCGCCAGAAGACATTCGGCTGCCGAATAGTAGGCACAAAAAAAGGGGCGCGGATGCGCCCCTGTTGTTTGGTTGGCTAGCCCTAATGGGCTAGCTCTTGTATTCGTTGTTGCATGTAGTCAAAGCAATCATCTGATAATCCAGCCCATATGCTAGTTTGCCCCGCTCTGTTTTCTGGTATTATCGCAACGCTATTGCCTAGCGTCTCGCGTATTATGTAGCGAGTGTGGCTATCACCGTCACCATACGACGCGCCGTTGTTTTGTTGCCCTACAGTTTGGACAACATCATCACCAAACCTTGAACGCCATTCTGAAATGGTGCGTCTAACATTGTTAGGCGTCCATCCTATAGCATCCATCATTTCCTGAACAGATGCGCCATTACTAGTACGGCACATAGACCAAGCAACACCATTTCTGCAAGATGCGCGAAACGGTTGAACATCTGTTGACGATTGAGCATTGTATTCTAACCGCTCATTATCGGACCATTTGAACATATTATGGATAAGGTCAATCCATCCCCATATTTTATGGGCGTTCAATGTCCCTGCATGTTGTCTGAATTCTATTGTGCCTTGCGTATTATATGTTGAGACATTTATAGCACAAAACTTTCCGCCCAAATGCGCGTTTAAATCGCCCATTGATGAAATGCTGTTAAAACTGTTATGTCTAACTTTATTAAACAAATTATTGCACATGCGGTTATCATGGCGCGAGCGAGGTAAAATGCGGTTTACCTCTTGTTGGTGCGTTCCATAACGATAAACAACATCTTTCACTAATTCAAAAGGCATTGCATCACCAAACAAATCGCCGTCTGGAAATTTTGCGCCATTCGGTGCATCGTATGAAGTATTGCGAGCGCGGTTTGTTGCATCATCAAAAAACTCATCCATAGTGCAATTGGTTACTTGCGATGCGCTGAAGTGGACATGGTGTCCGCATCCAGTAGAAATAGTCGCGCCCGCATTTTCCAGCGTTTCATAAACGCGACCAACAAAGTTTTTTGAGCGCGTACAAAATGGCAAGGGTGGGAATACTATCTCAGCCGTAACGCCACTAGACGCATCGGTAGTAACCCAAACCGCGTCTAGTCCTGCATCTGATAAAGCACGTTCAGCGCGTCTTGGCGATAAATCGTCAATCTCGCATTCCAAACCAAAAACCATAAAACCATTATTCATATGTGACATGAGTTTTTCCTTTCTAAAAATGTTCTCACTTCATAACCGTACAGGAAAAACGTTTCATAGTATAGTAAAAAAATAACAATTGTTCGCTTTTTTTTAGTTAAACGCTGCTTCTGCTGCTGGCTTGCCAGCTGCAAATTTGCGAACAAATGTTCGGGTTTTTCGCTGCTGCCTGGGAAGACGGCGCCCCGAACCCGAACAAATTTCTGCCAGCACCAGGGCCCGAACCCCGAAACCCGAAGTTTGAACCCCGAACATATCCCGAACCAGGGAGCTGGCTGCCCGAATCCCGAACATATCCCGCAGCAGGACAGCGGGCATCGCTGATTCAACCCGAACAATTTATGCCAGCAGGTTATGCCAGCAGGACAGAGGGCATAAAAAAACCCCCGCACGAGGCGGGGGCAGTTTGGGAGGAAACCCGATAACGCACGGGCGGGCGATTATTTAGGCGGCCTCCTTCTCTGCAACGTAATCAGCAACCACTTGCTCCCCAATGATGTAAACGTACATATTAACTACACGCTCTGGGTCGTCTAATGGCGTCCCGCACTCACCGAAGTTGTCTTCTTCATACTCTTTAATAAACTGAATGATGCTGAACGCTTTGCTCCCCATCCATTCAATGGCATCCTGTGTGCCAATAATGTAATAGTCTGTATTAAAGCACTCGTGGTGAAGTTCGTCTAGGTTGTCAAGAACCCAATCTCCGCCTTGATGCTCAATAGTCTCGATAAGCCACTCGTCAAAGTGTTCCTGAATTTCTTGTTTCTTGTAGTCCATGTCGTCCTCGTCTAGTTCTAGTTCTCACAAAGCGTAGACGGCTACGTTAGCCTTTCAAAGTTTGTAACTCAGTACAGTGACAGTTCGACCCATTCACCGCCTACACTATATAATATAGGAAACTATTTTCATACAGTCAACAAAAAAATACATTTTGTTTTGTCAATCATTTGACGCTGGCTGTGCAGCGGGCTGCCAGAAATGTTCGTGCTGCAACTCACCTAGCCAGGAGCCAGAAAGGCGAACAATTGTTCGTGTGCTCGCGATTCTTCCGCTGCGGGACTCCAGGTGAAATCTACCGGGCCAGAAGATGCAGCCCTCCGAGCCAGGCCAGAAACCCCGAAACCCGAACAATTGTTCTTGTGCTCGGCGCCAGCTCCAGGCGGAAACTCCGATTCGGCGCAGCCTCCCAGGGCACGGCGCAGCCAGAACCCGAACATATTAGCCCGACTCCAGGCGCCAGCACGCAAAAAAGGCCGAACCCGAAGGCCCGACCCCGAAAACCCGAACAAAACCCGATGCCAGCAGCCCGAAAGCCCGACTCCCGAACCCGAAAGTCCCCGACTCCCCGCAAAAACGGTGTTATATGCCCGATTATGGGTTTATTCGCTATCTTCCGCTATATCCAGCACCTCTTTTTGTTCAGGTGTTACGTTCTTCATCCTACGGTTTGCCATGCGCTGAAACTCTGCAAGCTTTTCAAGCACTTGCTCCCTACCCATTTGTGTTACGTCCTCATGCATGACATGGCTTTTATTCACAAGTAGTCCAGTTGCCTTTAAACGCAGTTCTTCAGCCCGAATAGCTTCGCCATATTTGCCGAGTTCCCACGCTTCGTCTCTCATCTTCTTTAAGTCCCGAACAGATTTGTCCACAGTGACGCCATACTTCGTTCTGGCTTCAAGCCTCATCTCTTCTAGGCGTTCCTGTACCACAGGATTACGCAACAGCCTCACAGCGCTTACAGAGGCGTTTTTATACCCTGCCGCTCTTGCCGCTCCTGTTTGCGTCATGTCTCCATTAAAATACTTATCGAGGAAAGTTTGTTGTTGGGGCGTTAGCTTTTTCAGCCCTGCCTCACGTTGTTCCTTAGTTAAATCTTCACCCGCTTGCGGCATTGAGATGCTCTCCATTTTGGTTGTATATATGGGGCACTTTCATGTGCCCATACATATATATATATATGAAAGTTGTGAAAGTTTGAAAGTACACATGTTTTCAATAACTTACACAAGCTTTCACATATCTTAGGTTAGTTGAAAGTTGTGAAAGTAAGGCATGTAAAGCATTGATAAAGCCGAACATTTTACTTTCACCCGATTTACTTTCAAATGAAAGTTGAAAGTTGAAAGTAGATTATGTCCTTTTCCGCCACAGTTCCCACAGCCCGAAAACGCCTAACCCGAACATAACTGAACCCATGACGCCCACAAGAATCATGGATACAATTTCACCCGAAGATTGCTGGTAACGAACAAGTTCATATGCTGATACGAACAAAATCAACCCGAACAAAATACATGTCCAAGACATACCTTTATACATCATCTTTTCGTAATCTCCTTTGTTTGTTCGATACCGATTAAAAATCTTTCCATACCTCTGCGCTTTTCTGCCAGAAGAAATTGAAGCCATGTGCGCTTGTTGGACAATAGCGGATATTCTTTATCGTTCCACTCAGCGTCAGCAAGCCCTTCTTTGGCCTTCCTAATCATTACATTGATATCCTCATATACTGGTTTACAAATAGGTGCGGGGGCACGATAGCCCCCTTCCACCAGTAGTTCATCGAAATGTTTCATTATGCAATCTCCAATCCAAACACGTTATCAGCCCTGCTAGACTCATATCCAGCCCAACCAGCCGCGTCATACAGTAAGTTAGTATCCAGTACGAAATCACGGTATCCAGTTAGGATAGAATTAAAGTAAGCAGTGCTAGGCGTTGAAATGCGGTCAGTATTCATGGTGTAGGTCATAATACCAGCCACCTTAATCTTATCGTACAACCCCGTACCATCAGTGCGATAGCCTTCATAATGGTCTAGAGAAAGCTCATCTTCTGGCTCGATTTCCCAGATGCCCACAGGGATATACATATTAGGGTCTTTAGACTTCATAATGTCAGCCACGCCACGGAACACTAACTCATGCCCGTAAATCATAGCCGAGCCAACAGCCTTAGCTGTAGGGCAGCGGTAGCGCATTTGGTTTTTATTTAGGTTTGACCCATAGGCCATATATAATTTACTCATCGTGATATTCCTTTCACATTTTTCGTTCATCACATGTTGACAGTATAGTAAAGTATAGTTTAGTGTCAAGCATAATGTGAAAACAATTTCAGTAAAGAGGGAAAGATGTATTGGGTAGAACGAATGGCATGGGAAAAAATAGTGCTATTAGATAAAGAGTTTGACGATTGGGAATACAGCCAAGTAATTGAGCCGTATAGCAGTAGTCACCATAAACAAAACAGCTTTGTATCTAAATGGATGAACAGAAAGGTTGAGGAAAGAAAAAAAGAAATACAAAAA